AAGGTGATGTAGAAAGAAGTTTAGACATAGAGGCCTTTGTAAAACCTGATTTTAAAATAGATGATTTTGCAGAAGTAATAAAAGAAAGAGCAAAACAATTTAATCAAGATGCTGTATTTGTAGCAGAGTCTGTAGATAAAAATTATAAAAATGCAAATGTTGGTTTTAGTCTAGATTTTGGATCAGATTTACAAATGCAAGACGCATTAAGTATATCAAGAGGTATTGCTCGATTAGGAGAGATAGATGGTTTTACTTTTAAAACTAAAAATATAAATTACGGGGATACTTCTATTAGTTTACCACAGGTAGAAAAAGATTCTGCATTAATAGAAAAAACTTTAAAAAAATATCCTTTAACCGAAGATATTAGAAAAGCAGGTTTTATTATGCCTGATGGAAAAATGTTAAATTTCAACTTAAGAGGTGGATCTGTAAGAGACACTGAACACAGAAGAGTGGGTTACTTAGTTGATGATAATTACTTAGGTGTGCATTTTGGGCCTATGTATGATTGGATGATTAGAACTGGAGGGGTTAGAGTTACTGGAAATCAAAATAGACTTGTAGCTGAATTAGCCGGAAAGCCAACTACTACACAGATTAGAAAAATTGTAGATGAATATAATAACAATAGAGATAAATACGACTCTTTATTGATTGGTGTAACGATTCCGGGAGATAGTCCACAAACTTCAATTGCACCAAGAACAGCTTTTGGAGAAGTAACAGGTTTAGGAACACCTATGGCAAACAATTTAAGAAAAGCAACTTTTAGACTTCCGATGGAAAATTTTTATGAAGTAAACGGAGAAAAAGCAAATGCAAATGATCTCTATAAAAGAATTCAATCTACAGATATTGTTGGTAAAACGTTTACCGGTATCAGACAATTAAATTTACCAGAATTCACTAATTTAAATAAAGATGATGCTTTAAAAAGAATATTAAACATGGAGAATAAAATAGAAGAAATAGCTCAAAATACAGGAGTAAAAGTTCTGGACAAACCTAAAACAAAATTCTATAACACAAAAGTATTTACGAAAGGAAAAGATTATTAATGGCTACCGTAAAAGAAATATACGATTTAATTAAAGAGAGACAAAAAAATGGAGAAAAAATTGGAATTCTCCAACAATCAATTATAGATGCCTACGAGGCTGATGAACCTAAAGAAAATAAAGAAGTAGATGTTTCATTTGTAAAAAATAAAGATGAAACTGGTTCGTAAATATCCCTACACACATTACAATAGATTTTCAGATACTACAGGTAGAAAGTATCTTGTTGGAGAAGCTAAAGTTCCAAGTGTCACTACTATTTTATCAGCAACCAAAGATAAACGATTTTTAGAAAACTGGAGAAGAAAAGTAGGCAATGCCGAAGCAGACCGAATAATGAACCAAGCCTCTACAATTGGAACAGAAATGCATCAAGTATTAGAGTATGCATACAACGGAGCAGGATACTTTAATGCAAGTGAATCGGGTAAACAACCACGGATGATGGCCAAAATAATATTACAAAATTTAAAAATAGAAGAGGTGTGGGGTAATGAGGTATCCTTAGAATACAAGAATCAGTTTGCAGGGACAACGGATCTTGTAGCAATGGCATATGGTAAACCATCCATAGTCGATTTTAAACAAGCGAATAAACCAAAAAGAGAAGAGTGGGTAGAGGATTATAAATTACAATTAGGCGCATACTATCTAGCACACAAAGAAAACTACGGGCCTATCGAGCAAGGAGTGATTAGTATTTGTACCAGAGGATTACAGTATCAAGAATTTAAATTGCAAGAACCAGAGTTAATGGAGTTTGGTGAAAAGTTTTTAGAAAGAGTAGAGCAGTTTAAAAAACTACAATAACCAATCTTTTAATTCTTCCTCACCTAAAGTCTTAGCCGCTATCTGACCTTTTTTAGTTAAAGCTTTCATAATTTTTTCATCAATAGTATTCTGTGTAATTATATCAATAATTACTACAGTCCCCTTCTGACCCGATCGATGTGCTCTGTCTTCAGATTGTTTTCTTACTTCTAGGTTATAATTGTTAGAAAAATATACAACTGTATTTGCGGCAGTAAGTGTTAAACCATAACCACCCGTTGTAGGATTAGATACAAAGAATCTTACTTTAGGATCATTTTGAAATAATTCTATTGCTTGTTGTCGGTCTTTAACTTTAGTTGCACCATATATTTCTACAAAAGAACTTTTACCATAATTTTCTGTTAGGAATTCTTTTATCTGTTCTATGTTATAAATGTAATTGGCCCAGATAATTATTTTGTCATCAGTCTCTTCAATAATTTCCTGTAGTGCATTTATTTTTTGTCTACCAAAATCTAAAAGGTTTCCATCATCATCTTTACAAAAACCATTAGTCAATTGATGAAGTTTTATCATCTCAGTTAATTTATTTGAAAAAGAAATAGTGGTATCACCAACAATCGCTAAAGCTTTTCTTCTAAGTTTTTCATAAAGAATACCTTGCTCACTTGTCATAGTGACATGTCTTTTTTGTCTGACTTTTGGTTTTAAATCTAAACATTCATCTTTACGAACTCGATAAGAAAATTTATCAAGCTTTCCTTCGAGCTCTTCTATATTTTTATAAAATTTTGGAATAGTAATAAATCTATTTGCACCCATTTGGATTTGTTGCATTTCCGCATATCTATTTCTAAATGAATAAAAACTTTCAAACCCTAATAATTTATAATCTAAAAAATAACATTGCGAATATAAATCCAGTGGAGATTTAGTAACCGGAGAACCTGTTAGTATCCTTCTAAATTTACAAAGTTTATGTAATGATAAAATAGATTTAGTTCTTTTGGCCTTAGGATTTTTAATTGTAGTAGACTCATCGATAGCTACAAAATTTTTTGGGAATTTTTTCAAATACTTTTCCGCTTCTTTAAAACCAGTCTTACCGGACAAAGCCTCTACGTTCATCAAGAATATTTTAAGCTTTTTACTTTTAAGAAATCTGTCCCAAGTTTTAGGTTTATCAACCTTCCATTGAAATACATCTCGTTCTACTATATCTGGTAGGTGAGTTTCTATTTCTTTACTCCATATAGTATATACTGATTTTGGAGCGATAATTAATACTGTATCTATTTCATTTCTAAGATATAAATAACCTATGTTATCGATTGCAGTTTTAGTTTTACCTGTACCCATTTCCATAAAGTATGCATATGAAGATGCGTTAGCAGATTTATTTAAGGCAGTTCTTTGATGCTCAAACGGTTGAGTCTTATACGGGTATTTCCATTCCATAAAAAATATATAAATTTTTTACTTGCATTAATCAAGAAAATAATTATTAGAGAAACAGGAGGAAAAATATGGACAATCTAGATATAGAAAAGTTCTCAAACATTGAATTAAGTAAGGATGATGTTGCATCCATATCTAAAAAATGTAATGAACTAAAAGGTCTTCAACAACAGATTGAAGACAAAGAAAAAGAAATTTCTGAGCTAAAGAAACAAGCTAAAGAATATGAGGAACGAACAATTCCTGATATGATGCAGGAGGCAGGAGTTCAAAAACTTGAACTTGCTGACGGTACTAAGGTTGAAGTGAAACCTTTTTATGCTGCAAAAATTCCAGAGTCCCGGAATGATGAGGCTTTCTCTTGGCTTAGGGATAATGGTCATGGAGACATGATCAAAAATGTTTTAACGGCCAATATAGATAAGGGCCAAGATAATCAAGTATCTGAATTAGTAAGGATATGCGAGCAACTTGGTTTTGCTTATAGCCAAAAACAAAAAGTAGAACCTATGACTTTAAAGGCTTTTATTAAAGAACAAGTCGAAAAAGGCAAAGAGGTTCCATTTGATATGTTTGGGGTATATATTGCTAATAAAACAAAAATAACGAACAAATAATAACGGAGTAAATATGAAGTTAAATGACAAAAAAGAAGTCGCTGTCAAACAAACTGGTGGCGCAGTTGCAAATTTAAATATTGAAAAATTTGCAGATGAAGGATTTGATAATGTAGATTCAAAAAGTCTTGCATTACCATTTTTAAAAATCCTTGGACAATTATCCCCTCAAGTAACTCAAGGGGATTCTCAATTCATACAAGATGCTAGACCTGGTATGATATTCAATACAGTTACAAATCAACTATATGATGGCACTAAAGGAATTTCAGTAATTCCATGTTTTTATAAGCTTGAATACATTGAGTGGAGAGACAGAGGTATGGAAGGTAGCTCAGCACCTGTAAATATCTATCCATCGGATAGTGATATTATGTCTAAAACAACTAGAGACGATAAGAATAAAGACAGACTTGAAAACGGAAACTACGTTGAAGAGACTGCCTCTCATTATGTTTTAGTTGTTGAGGGCGAAGGAGTTGCTAGCACTGCCATGATGACCATGAAATCTACTCAAAGAAAAAAATCTAAGAAGTGGAATTCAATGATGATGTCAGTTAGAGAGAAGAAAAAAGATGGAACAGGTTACTTTAAACCTGCACCATTTACTCAGATGTACACTCTTAAAACGGTACTAGAAAAGAACAACTTAGGTTCTTGGTATGGTTGGGAGATCGAACATCAAGGTTCAGTTCAATCTAATGATGTCCTAGAGGCGGCTTACAATTTTTACAAAAGCTGTAAGCAAGGCGCTGTAAAAGTAAATCACGATAAAGAAGAGTCTGTAGAAAAAACACCATTTTAACTATGGACATACTTGACAAGACCCTGGGGGAGTTTATACAACTCTTCCAGGGCTCATCTACATATTTTGGTGCTAGTGTTCCATTAGGTCAGAAACGCGACCGAGACGGAAAACAAGAATTTAAACATTGGATTGAACCTAAGCCAATGACTAAAGAGCACTGGTTACAACATTTAAAAGGAGAAAAATACTATGGATCAGTTCCCATTAGAGATGATAATACATGCTCTTGGGGGGTCATCGATGTTGATCGTTATAATTTACAGCATAAGGAAGTTATATCGATTATACGGAAAAGGAAATACCCACTAGTACCATTTCGATCAAAATCAAATGGTCTACATTTAGTTTTATTTATTGATGGTGTGATACCCGCATCTTCAATGCGTAAAAAATTAATTGAAATTGCATCCGATTTAGGTTTAAACGATACCACAACAGATATTTTTCCTGCTCAGGATGAAGTTGACTTAACACCAGAAGATTGGAACAAGAAAAGAAAAGGTAACTATGTAAGCTTACCTTACCAAAAAGCTCACATGACCACTAGAGTTGCTATGGATGATCAAGCAAACTCAATACCACTTGATAAATTATTTGAATTTGTAAAACCTTATAGACAAACACCTACAGATTTTAAGAAACTAAAAATATTCCAGGATGATGAGACTAAAGATTATCCACCATGTGTAGTAAATTTTATAAAAAATAAAGTTAAAAAAGGTGAAGGCAGAAATGATGCAATGTTTAATGTTGCAGTACTTGCAAAAAAAATAAACCCAGATCCGGTTATGTATCAAGATTGGACTCGAGAAATGATGGGTAAAGTTTGTGAGGAAAAACTCCATCCACAGGAATTAGAAAATATTTTTAGAGGAGTAGAGAATAAAGATTATGCTTATAAGTGTAAAACATCAATTGCAAGAATGCATTGTTCATCAAGCACTTGTTTAAGACGTAAGCATGGTATTGGGGCCAATGAAGCAATCCCAGAAGTCGGTAAACTCATTAAAGTAAATTCATACCCAGAACCTTATTGGATACTTCCTATCCACGGTAAGTCTGTAAGATTATCTACAAAACAATTGTATCAGCAACAATTACTCGGAGAACAATTATTAAATTATGATATTGTTTGGAGACCCCTTAAACCAACTAAAAGAGACCCAGACCCTTATCGAGATTGGTTAGATGAATTAGTTTCAAATAAACAAGACATGGAAGGTTTCGATGCACATGAAGAGCAATCGGACGTATTTAATTCTAGACTATCTCAATTCTTAGAAGATGTAGAAGATACTACTGAGTTTGATCAAATCGAATCTGGCAATATATGGATTGATAAAGTAGAAATGAGATTTAAGCTTGAGACTTTTAGAAAGTTTATGAAGAAGATGGGTTACAATTGGTCTGAGAAAGATTGTACAAGATTTTTAGAAGCGGGTGGAGCAACACCTAAGAAAAAATTCCAAAACATTGATACACGTCATTGGGTCGTAAGTTTACCAAAACAAAGTGAACATAAAAATAAAGATGTTAAATTCGTTAAACAAAAAGCTGCGTGGGAAGACAATTAAAATATTCGGCCCACCAGGAACAGGAAAGACAGAAAACCTACTCAGAAGAGTTCAAAGGTTTTTAAAACAGGGTATTGATCCCGAAGAAATTTGTTATATCTCATTTACTAATAAAGCGGTAGATGAATGCGTGAGTCGTATTCGTAAAAAATTTAGTGAGTACGATGAAGATCGATTTAAATATTTTAGAACCTTACATAGTTTAGCAAGACAACAGTTTGGTGAAATTCCGGTGCTTGATCCAAGAGCAGACATGCTCATGTTTCATACTCAATACGGAACCGTTAAAGTTAATTACCGAGAAGATTACGATGAAGCTAAAGTCTATAACAATTGGTCGTTACAAATTTATGACCGTGCAAGAAACATGAAGGTAGATCCGGTATCTTTATATAAACAACAAACTCGAAAGAATGTTCGACTACAACAGTTCAAATCTATTATTGCAGGCTACGAGGAATTTAAAACAATGGAATTGGAGAACGGACACCGGACAGCGGACAGGCTCGATTTCACAGACATGGTACAAAAATTTATTGAGGACGGAGCAAGGTTACCTATAAAAGTTTTAATGGTAGATGAGGCCCAAGATTTAACACCGTTACAGTGGGATATGGTCGTAAAAATAGCTGAAAATGTTTGGAGAGTTTATATTGCAGGCGATGATGATCAAGCAATCTATGAATGGAATGGAGCTGAGGTAGAATATTTCCAAACGTTTCCTGGACGAAATATTATTTTAAAAAAATCGGTAAGACTCAATAAGAATGTTCACTTCTTTTCTAAATGTTTATTAGAAGGGATGAAGGGTAATAGAGTAGAGAAAGAATTTTACTCAAATGATAAAGAGGGGTCAGTTCATTATTGGAATACTTTAAAGAAAGTGCCTTGGGATCTTGAGGGTAATTGGTTAGTGCTTGCTAGAATAAATGATGTAAAGAAAGAACTACAGGAAGAGGCAAGAAATCTTTCGTTATATTACCAAGATGTAAAAGGTAATAAATCTTTTGATATGAACCAATTCCAAGCAATACAATATTGGGAAAAAATATGTGAAGGTGGAAGTATTACAAGAGAAGAGGCCTGTATCATGTATGAATATTTATTAAATATCGACCACGGTTTTAGATCTCAAGATAGTAAAAAATGGAGTTTTGCTCATCCTCAACAAGTATTTAATTTTGATGAATTACATTTAAGATGTGGTATGAGAGATGAAAAGGGCCCATGGGTAGAAGTATTTAAAAGAAAATTTAAAGAGAAAGATAAACAATATTTTTTAAAAATGATTAAAGAAGGCGTAGATTTAAACGAACCTCCTAAAATTATAATAGATACTATTCATCAAGTAAAAGGTGGAGAGGCAGATAACGTAGTCTTGTCTAGTAAATGTAACTTTCCATCACATTATGAAAAGAAAAACTTGAAAGAAAAGGTTAAAGAACTTCGGGTTTGGTATACGGGTGCAACCAGATCTAAAGGTACGTTACATTTGTTAGGCACCCATCATCAATATAATTTTCCATTAGGGAAATATTACAAACTATATGAGGCTAATTATGACAGATAAAGATATGTTTGATGGAGCATTTCCACAACACACCCAGGTAGGCGGGAATCATTACACTAAGTTCGAGATTCAACCGTATGAATTTATATCAAAAAATAATTTAACGTTCTTTCAAGGCAACGTTATTAAATACGTTTGTAGGTATATGAAAAAAGGTGGTATTCAAGATTTAGAAAAAATAAAACATTATTGCAATTTGGAAATTTTAAAAATGAAAGATGCAAAAAGAAAAAAGTAAATGTTGTAAGTGTAATAAAATAGCGGTTGTAATTGATAATAAAAAATACTATTGTGGCGAGTGTTACTGCATTAAATATAAGATACTAAAAAAGGAAAAGAATGACTCATCAACTTAACTTTATCTATAATGATTCTGATTGGGTTTGCCCGGCAGAATACCCCGACTTATCTCAAGCAAAAGAAATTGCAATCGATTTAGAGACTAAAGATCCAAATATTAAAACAAAGGGTTCAGGTTGGGCTACATTTGATGGCCAGATTGTAGGGTTTGCTGTAGCCGCATTCGACCAACAATGGTATTTTCCCATCGCTCACGATGCGGGTGGTAACATGGATATAGCGATGACTACCGCTTGGATGCAAGATATTTTAAAAACACCGGCAACAAAAATATTTCACAATGCAAGTTATGATGTCGGTTGGTTATTGGTTAATGGTTTTGAAATAAAAGGTAAGATTGTAGATACCATGATTGCGGCCGCAATTGTAAATGAAAACAGATACAGTTTTAGTTTAAATGCGTGTGCAAAAGATTATTTGGGTGAACTTAAAAACGAAACTTTCTTAAATGAAAAAGCAAAAGAGTGGGGTATAGATCCTAAAGCAGATCTTTGGAAACTGCCCGCGGGTTATGTTGGCTTTTATGCTGAACAAGATGCGGCCCTAACTTTAAAGCTTTGGCAATATTTTAAACATGAAATTACTAAACAAAGTTTACATGATGTTTGGGATATGGAAATGGAATTGCTCCCAATCTTAATTGACATGAGACGAAGAGGAATACGAATTGATATTGAGAAAGCTCATCTCTTAAAGAAAGAATTTAAATCTAAAGAGAAAGAGGTGTTACATAAAATTAAAAAAGAAACTACGATGGATGTAGATATTTGGGCCGGAAGATCAGTCGCTCAAGCTTTTGATCGATTAGGGGTGGAGTATCCACGGACACCGAAAACCGGAGAACCAAGCTTCACGCAAAACTGGCTAGTAAATTGTAGTAACCCGATAGCGCAACTAGTAAGAGAAGCAAGAGAAATAAATAAATTCCATTCAACATTTATAGACTCAATATTAAGATATACCCACAAAGGTAGAATTCATTCTGAAATTAATCAGTTAAGATCCGACCAAGGTGGAACTGTTTCGGGAAGACTATCATATTCTAATCCAAATTTACAGCAAATTCCTGCGAGAAATAAAGAGTTTGGAGATAAAATTAGATCTTTATTTTTACCAGAAGAAGGTAGACAATGGGGTAGTTTCGATTACTCACAACAAGAACCAAGATTAGTTGCTCACTACGCGGCTTCGGTTAATTCACAATTCACAGGTGCAGATGATTTTATACAAGCTTACCAAGATGAGTCAGCAGATTTTCATCAATTGGTTGCAGACATGGCCGGAATTCCAAGAACCCAAGCTAAGACAATCAACTTAGGTTTATTCTACGGTATGGGTAAAGCAAAATTATCTAGAGAATTAGGAATAGATAAAGATCGAGCGGAAAAATTATTAAATCAATATAATAATAGAGTGCCGTTTGTTAAGTCTTTAGCTACTGAGGTTACTAGTAGTGCCTCAAAATATGGCTTTATTCGGACTGTAAAGGGCCGTAAATGCCGATTTGATATGTGGGAGCCTACTACCTTCGGAATGAATAAAGCGATGAACTATGAAGAGGCTAAAGCTATTTATGGAAATAATATAAGAAGAGCTTTCACGTACAAGGCTTTAAATAGATTAATCCAAGGGTCGGCCGCAGATCAAACTAAACAAGCCATGATTGATTGTTATAAAGCGGGAATGATGCCGTTATTACAAATTCATGATGAGTTATGCTTTTCAATAAATAACGAAGATGATATAAAATTAATCACACAAAAAATGGAGAATGCAATTGAACATCTCAAAGTACCTTTCACCGTTGATATTGCCCTCGGAC